ATGATCAAGTGCTACACACTGCCGATGATTGGAAGGCTTTGCTAGTTGGTATCCAATAACTTTTAAACAGGAGCAAGACAATGAATGACCCAATTGAACAAGAAATTCTCAACAAGGGACTTACCGCGCCGAGAATAACAACAGAAAATATCAACTCAAACATTTTGCATTGGTATTACTTCACGGCGGCGGATGGTGTGCTTGGTGCTTACAAAAGCAACAACGACGTTCACCAAGGTAGCAGTTCTGGTCACGAAAGCCTGGGTATTCTCACCTTCTGCGTATTGGTTCTCAAAAACGGGTTCACCGTCACCGGTGAGGCAGCCTGTGCAAGCCTTGAAGACTTCGACGCAGAAGTTGGTCGCACAATAGCTTTTCACAAAGCCATTGCAAAAANTTGGCCACTGATGGGTTACGAGTTGAAGCAGAGACTTCACGAACAGAAAGACTAAAGTCCCGGAATCCCAGTGAGGCTGTCCACTGTATCTGTGATGACATCCTCACTGGACCCCTGCTCTCGGTTCAAAGTAGCACTAGCCACCCCATCCAACTCACCATCAAACTCGATGGACTCACCACCAGGGTGAAGATCCACCACCATCAGCGTGCGATCATCAGACCCGTAGTACACAACACTGCACCCGGTGAAGGACAGCATGGCAACCAGCAACAAAGTAACGTGTTTCATTTGGCACCTCTCAGTTTTTTAAAGTAGTCACCCATCCAATGATCGGTGATGGTTTCATGCCACCAGTCCTTCAGCATGTCTATCCCACGTTCAGCCCAGCTTGGATCAACCAGCCTGCGCCCATCGTTGGCCAGGTACAGCAGCGTGCCAGCGTGCCCGTATCCGAACTTAGGCACCAGCGTCACACCATCAGAGCCATTGACCACGCGGATGTAGCTGCATACTCACTGACTCACGCACCAGCANNGATGACCCGTACTCGCGGCTGACCGAACGTGACTCAGCGCGTCGGATGGGACCGCACAAACGTCATTGCCAGCAGCGTAGCCNNCGCGCCNNCATACTGACGTGACCAGTCATCACTACCGTGTCGAGTAAGGTCCGAGGTCAGGGTCCAGCAATATATTCAACAGCGGGTTGATCAACGCCTCTGCTATGCTGCGGAACCCTGCATGTACATTATCTTTCTTCTTCGCGCTCAGGTTGGTGCGCCAGTTCGGTTTGCTGACGGTGCCACGCACAGCAACAATGATCCTGCTACCTTGTTGGTACACTCGCACCATTGTGTCGGTGTCCTCCAGGTACACAGTCTCAAGCTGCTTTGCATCGTATCCAGGTTCCTCGGCACTGTAAGCACAGACACTCAGCCGCGCACAGACCTCGATCAAGTCATAGTTCATCGTGGCATTCTCCCTTCAACGATCATCACTGCCTCATTCCATCGAGCAGCCCAGCGGTCAGGCTTCGGTTTACCTGGACGCCACGCCCACAGGTACTGCCCCCAAGCATAGTCAGCCGGTGACTTGAGCGTTGGCAGCGGCTCAGGCACAGTGAACAGCAGCAGCCGAGCGAACGCCACAGCCAGCAAGTCGTTGTGCACCAGTGCTCGGTAGATGGTCTCCACGTCGTCAGGGTAGCCCAGCTTCTCCAGCACCCTGCGTGCCATAGGACCAGTCTGCCGGTGACCCAGCACCCCGCGTATGCCGATCCGCTCGAACTGCCAGTAGCCCACAGCAGGGCCAGTCAACGACTGCCACCAGTTGCGATGATGACCGATCAGTTGCTGACGGTCCCTGAAGTCAGACTCCTGCAGCCCGATAGCGATCAGCATTGCCGCCGCCTCGGGTGAAGAGTATTGCGCGGGGAACAGTCGCATTGCTGCAGGTAACAGAAAATCGTAAACCGTTTGAGTTTTCATCTCACCACCGTAAGCACAGCCCTGGGCCTGCCCTTCAGTTCGTTAATTTGAGAAACGTAATGACCGTATAGCTCTGTCGCGCTCATGTCTTTGTACTTCTCCCAATTCCTCAGCACCCACAGGTTCAGATCGTTGCCATTCGCACGACCCCGAGTCTTCCTCACCTGTGAGATGTCACGCATGATACAACCGACGCGCACCGGGGTGAACAACTTCAAGTCAGCGTAGATCAGATTGCTGTCGGTGATCACACCAGCCTTGATGGTTTCCGCGATGTCGGCACCAGTCACCAGATCAGCCTCGAAGCATCCTATCTGACGATTGAGGAATGCTTCGATGGTCAACTGCATCGGTGGCTTGGACGCCTCACGGATGTCACGTAGGAACTCGGTCATGGGTGGTGACTCGCCGGGTCTGAAGTTGCTCAGATCCACTTGAGTACGCAGATAGTCGATGACAGCCAGTGCACCGCCACCCTTCATCCACGCCCAGCGATCCTCCCAATACTCCTTCCACTCAGGCAGCATCTCATCATAGTCGTCACGGGTTTTCAGATCCGACCAGACAGCGTAGAACCTGCGGCTGACTGAGTTCAGACGCACAGGCACTTGCGAGTTGGTGCTGGCGGTGACGCTGAGGATGTTCCGCACCTTGATCGGCTTGACGAACTTCTCGTTGACGCGGATGTGATCGGGCGGTGCTGCAGCCAGTGGCTTGAGTCTGGCGCTGACTGCCTTGGTGGAGTCACGGTCACCCAGCTCCACCTCGTTGATGTGCAGGTGCTTGGTGCTCATCACGTAGCCGTTGTAGTTGGCCAACAGTTCCTCGCCCTCGATACTGGTGTGGTTCTCACCCATCGCAAGCATCAGCGGATACAGCAGCCAGTCCTTGCCGATACCCTCAGCACCACCAAAGATCAGCGCATGATTGATCTTGATGTCCGGGTGCAGGATGGTGAAGGCGAAGAACTTGAGGATGTGTGCCTTGTTGCGCGCCCACCCGAGCACATCGAAGTGGCTCAGGTATCGGCTGATGTCGCCAGGTTGTCCCTTCGCACCGCTGTCGGTCCAGGTGTTGCCATAGACCACGTTGCCTTCGCTGAACACAGCGGGCTTCATTGGTGCATAGTCCAGCTTGTCCACCTTCATGACCATGCCGCCCTGCAGCGCCTGCTTACGCGCCTCTGGGTCCATGTCAGCGTAGGAGTTCTGGTACGCCTCAGCACTGTAGAAGATCCTGCGCTGCCGGTCATAGAACTGGTTCATCTCTCGAATGAAGATCACCTCATCGAAGAAGTTCACCGCAGCAGACCGCTTGTACCAAGTCTCACGCAGATCCTGGACAATGGTCTTCAGCTCACTCTTCGTCCAGCGCATACAGTCAGCGATCTGGTTGTGCCAGTACAACCTGTCGGTCACCTGCAGTGTGTCAACGAGCTGAAGCAACGTGCACGCAGCATCTCTGGCCTGCTGACTGAACGGCTGCATGTCGCGCAACGTGTGGAACGCACGACCCAGATCAGAGTTGACGTTGGCATTGCTGCCGGGAACATCGGGTAACATCGGTGGTAGAGGTGGGATCAACGGTGGTGGGTTGTTCATTGACTTCGGTGCAGGTACTGGAGCTGGAGCTGGTTGACTGAGATCAGCGAATGAGCGTTGGATCTGCCACGACTTCAAGCCACTGCTGAACCCTGGGTACTGGTCATCAATGTGCGCCAGCAGATCCTTACCTGTGCGCGTCTGACATGCACCGTGGTGACACTTGAANCCGATNGTCCCGTCAGCNTTGGTGAACACCGCAGTNCCGTTGTCGATCTTGTCTGTGTGNTCNCCNACCCAAGGNCAAGTNATNTCGAAGCGNCCGTCACTGCGTTCNTCCTTGACTCGTATCAAGTCAGGGATAGCCAGCAGCGGGTGATCGGACACAGCAGCAGCACCATCCACCCGAGACTCACGACGCACAGCATCAAGGTTGACTGCGAACGGTGCAGCCAGTTGCTCCAGCGTCACCACATTGAAGGGGTTCCATGTCAGGATGCGACACTTGAACGGCTGACCATTGATGAACTTCTTCGCCTTCAGGTTGTGTCCGTCAGGTAATCGAACGTACCGGGTCACACCCTTCATGCCTGGGTCACGACCATCTGGTGCAAGACCGTTGGCCACCAGCCCATCGAGCAGGTTCTCTACTCGCTGACGATTGGTGCATGGTGTGTCAAGCAAGTACCCCCATTGCTCGGACCCAGGAGATGTCTCCATGATCCATGTCGGCTCGGGTAGTCGCTGCACCTGGGTGATCGACAGCTTCTCACGCACATCGTCCAGCACGATCACATTGGTTGCAATGTAAAGTGCTTTACGTCTGCGTGCCTGCTGCTTTTCATCAGCATAGAATCTGCTGATGGTGAAGTATTGGTTGCTGGTCTCATGGAAACGGTAGACGAGAAAAATAGTCGACCGCGCCAAGCGATCAGTATGTTGATCTTCTGGAATGTGATCTGGATCAAAAGTAAAGTCAGTGACGTGCACCCACGGTGCATCACTGCCGAACAATGTCTCCAGGAACTCTTTGTTGCTAGGCATAATCTGATAGCCTATACTGATGTCGTTGTTGGATTGCTTCTTTGTAAGACTCTTTGGGCTGCTGAAAAGTGGCCCTTTTTTTTGTCACTTTTGGTATCACTTTAATAGTCATTCATGATGATCGCCTCGCATGTTGACGTGGTTTCTAAAAGTGGACCACCAGTATACCGCAAACGTGCCTCATATCAACAGCTATACAATGCTTGACAATGTAATACAAAGGTAAGACACTACCCATCCGCAACATCTTTTGAGGAACAATCATGAGCATCGGCAATACGCTAGATGACACACTGAACTTGCGACTGAGCGCAGAGGCCAAGCAGGCGTTTCTANACTCGGTGCGGTGAGGTACANGGTGTCGCCACACGAGATGCTGCGGGAGATGATCGGTGCATTCAGTGCCGGGAAACTTCGCATCATCGCCCCCAAAAACCAATTGAAACTACTTAGAGGAATCCATCATGTCGATTGAAAAAGATTTTGGCCGCATTGCTACAGCCCTGGAGCGTATCGCCACGGCAGTAGAAGCACGCGGTGGCAACATCGCTGAGGTGGTTGCTGCTGTTGTGGCACCAGCTCCAGCTCCAGCTCCAGCTCCAGCTCCAGCTCCAGCTCCAGCACCAGCACCAGCTCCAGCTCCAGCTCCTGCACCTGCACCTGCAGCACCGATGGACGCGGTGAAGTTGAACGAAGCACTTGTAGAAGAGTTCAAGCGCATCGGTAGCCGTGAACCCATTGATCGAATCCTGCGTGAGACATTCGGTGTCGTCAGTGTGACTGCCCTGCCTGCAGCTCAGTCCCAGGCTCTCATCGACGCAGTGAAACTGGTTCCCTCTAAGCAGGTGGCATGATGGGTGAACACGCGAGATTGTCACCGTCCAATCACCGCTGGCCGCATTGCCCTGGGTCCGTGCGTGAGGAAGCCGTATACCCTGACATCTCGGGTGACGCTGCTGTTGACGGCACTGGTAGCCATCTTCTGCTGGAGCTGTGCTTGGAGAACAACGTCCGAGCAGAGGTCTACATCGGTCACCAGATCGGTGTGAATCACCATGACAAGGTGGAAGGATGGAGCGTCTGCTCTGAGCGTGCAGATCGAGTGCAGCAGTGCCTCGACTATGTGTTGTATCGAGTGAACACTCTCACTGAACAATTTCCTGAATGTAAAGTTGTTGTGAAGTCTGAGTCACGCTCTGACCCCGGTGGAGCTTTTGGTCGAAAGGATTGGTGGGGAACTTGTGACATCACCATCACTGTGCTGGATGAATTCGATGAAGCAATGTTCATTGAGGCCATCGACTACAAAGATGGGCGTGAGTGGGTAGCTGCAGATGACAATTCTCAGTTGATCTCGTATCTGTTCGGCAAGATGCGTGAATACATCGGCAGCGGTCCACAGAAAGTCGGACCATTCCTATATGATCGGATACCTCACGGCGGCAGAGCCACTATCGTTCAACCGAAGACCACACCCACGGTGCGAAAGCAAGAACTGACAACTGAAGAAGTGGTTAAAAAAGCCGAACGCCTTTCTCGCGCTGCTGACGCTACTGATCGCCCAGATGCACCATTGATACCTGACGACAAAGGTGGGAAAGGGTGGTGCAAATGGTGCAAACACAAACCAAATTGCACTGCTCTAAGTGAGCGGGAGTTGAACACTATGCAAGAGATTACACCAATTGGTGCAGGGTCAGACTTGTACGTGTTGGCGAAGGAAGTCACCGAGAACATCGGGGGAATGACTGACGAGAAGCTGACACAACTTGCTGATGCTGAACCTGGCATCATGAACATCTTCGTCATGGCGAAGGCTGAGATCCAACGTCGGATTGAAGCTGGCCAACAGATCAGCGGGTGGGAGATGGCACCCTCGCGTGGCAGCAGAGTCTGGAACGAAGCTGAAGAAGTCATCGCCAAAAAGCTCAGGAACTGCAGGCTTCCGACGGAAGAAATTTATCCGAAGAAGCTGGCGTCAGTGGCTCAGATCCTCGGTTCAAAGAGTCTGAAGCCTGAACAGATTGCGCGCCTGGAGAAAGAATTTGTCACGTTCAAAGCTGGTGAGAACAAGCTGCAACGTGTCGCGCACAACAAGAAAGCTGAGAAGGATGTGAACATGATGTTTGGTGATGTGGTCAACACATCAGCAGCACCGGTGAACTTCCTCGATACACCACCTGCTGCAGTCGTCAGTTTCATTGACACCCCTGCGGCTGAAACCGTTTCATTCCTGTAAAAGAAGAGGCAATTCAACATGGCAACATATAAAGGTATTCTGAGTTTCCCTGCACTGTTCACACCGAAGTTGGCAAAAGGTGCGACCGAGCCGAACGTATGGCACGCAACTGTTGTTCCCTACCGAACTGACCCTCGAGCTGGCGCGTCTGCGCGCTGACTTTGATGTAGCGTTCCGTGAGACCTACCCGTCCAGGTGTGGTCCCGGCGAACGGCTGACGTGTGTCTGATGAACTATCATGAGAAGTTCTTCGGCAAGGATTATTATGACCCGCGTCTGGCTGACTGGTGGGTGTTCTCATGCAGCGCCAAAGCTGAAGACAAACCGTCAGTGGTTGATCGTGACATGCAACCTGTGCTTGATCCTGGCGCAGTGTTCAGCGGTATGCTGGCCTATGTGAACGCTGGAATCAGTGGCTACTCCAAAGGCACCGGTGGTATCGGTGGTTGGCTCAACGGCGTCATGATCACTGGTGAGGTAGGACAGCTCGGTCGTCTGGACAACAAGCCTTCAGTAGAAGCGATGTTTGCGAACGTAAGTGCAGCTCCAGCAGCCTACACCGCAGCTCCAGCACCGACGCCGGGTTACGCTCCACCACCAGTAGCACCGGTGGCAGCAGCAGCGAAGGTGATGACAGCGAAGGCAGCGGGTGCCACATACGAGTCATTCGTGTCTCAAGGTTGGACTGACGCGGCGATGATTGAACACGGGTACTTGGTGGCACCAGCACCAGCACCAGCACCAGCACCAGCACCAGCACC